CCATCTAGGCGTACTCGTAGAAGGCCACGACGATGGCGCTTGTGGTCAGAACCCCGGTCGTGAAGCTGATCTGGGTCGTGGCCAGGGTATCAGGTACCGTTACCGTACCGTTAACCCAGACCTTGATCTTGGCGGTCGCCTGGGCCGGATAGGCGGCCGGCAGGCTAAGCGTTTCCTGTCCGTTGTCCGTCGCCTGCCAGGCGACGATCTTGGGCTTGTACTCGCTGATGCCGCGCAGGACCTGAGCCTGTTCAAAGCCCTCTGTGCCGGTGCTGAATGCCTCCCCCCACAGGTGGTACTTGACGAATTGGGGATAGACCGAGTAGGCCTTGCTTTCGGTGGCGTCCTGTTCCAGGCCAGCCGCGCCGGGGATCAGGAACGCCTTGGGCAGGATGCGGAGCTCCCAGCGTCGGGCGCCGTAGGTACTCGACGTAGGATCGGTATCCAGCGTCTGCCGGAAGGCCAGGAGCCCGACTTGATTTTCGTCGCCCCTGTTGTCGGTGCCCATCCCAAAGAACTTGGCCTCGCCGATGGTGAAAGAATTGTCATCGGTCAGGATAGCGTCAACCGTGTCGTTGATCTTGGCGACGGTCAAGCTGCCCGATACCGCCGCCGTAGGCGGTAGCTGGTCCAGGGCGAACACCCTGTCGTCGCCCCTATGCTCGATCTGTTGCGGCTCGGGATCGTCCAAGGTCAAACTGACCGCTCCGCTCAGTTGTACGCCCTCGTAGGCGGTTGTACTCGTGGCGTTTGGATAACCGCTGCTGTTCAGTGCGAAAATCTGAACATGCCGCAGGCCGACGCCGGATCGCGTTGTTGCTGGGGTCGTCATTTTACTACCTCCTGAATCTCTTCTATTGGCTCACTCAAAATTTCCGGGTGTTCAGCCCGGTACTGAAACCACGTTTCACTGTCGATCCGTTCGACGCCCAGGTGGGGTGTTTCTGTCGCGCAATCGACGTGATGTCGAATGCCCGCCTGTTCACACAGCCAGGCGAACCACATATCTTCCGAGGCCCGCCAGCCCTGCGGGCCGTCGGTATATTCGTACTTGAAAAAGTAGGGGTGGCCGGCGGCGGCCAACCTATCGAATACCCACCGCTTGATCGCTATCGCCCCGGTGCCCACAGCATCGCATTCATAAATCACGCGGTCAAAATCTGCCGGCGGGCGCAACCAGCCCGTCTCATTGCGAGCAAAAAACATCGGCTCATAGGGTGCTGACCGCCGGAAGGCCAATGCGCCCATCACGCCCGCATTCTCGGTGCGCTGCAGGGCCATCACCAGCCGGGCCACAATGTCGGAGGGGTGTTCATGGTCACAATCCAACATGACCAACACATCATCGGGGCTGCCGGGTACGCCCATGAACGCCTCGACGATCTGATTTCGCGCCGCATCCGGGCGGGCATAGGGTACGCTAATCCTCAAGAATTCATTCATGCCGCATTCCATCGCCACGTTGAACAAGGCATTGGCGGCGGTGTATTGCACGGCCCGCTCCATCAGGATGGCCCAGAATACGCGGGGGGCAGGCGCGGGCGGTTGGCGGTCATAGCCGTATCGCTCCGCCATGCCGAGCAGGCCGGGGTGATCGTCCAGGTCAAAGGCCACCGGTTTGATGCCCGCCGTGTTGTATCGCCGATTGTCATAAATAGGCCCGCACTCGATACCCAGGACGTCTAGCAGGCCGCCCGCGTCATCCTCGACCCGGTGGCGGATGTAACGCCGCCCCTTGCTCTGGGCCTCGATCATCTGATTCCAGGCCGAGTAGAACGTGACGGCCCGCGCTTCCGGTGTGGGCTCGTTGCGTAGCCCGCCCAGGTGGGTATAGGCAAACTCGGCATAATCGGGGTATTCCGATTCATCATCAAAGAAACCGATCCGCAACAGGGATTCGATGACCGTCTGGGGATGGCGTACCAGGTGAATGATCGTCGCGTCTTTGCAGATCGGCACGTCCAGGAACGGGGCAGCCAGCCAGGATGACTCAGCCCGCACACCTGGCGCGCCGACGACTACGCCCCCTAGGCCGTCAGGGCCAAAGATCGCCTCGTGGCCGCAGGGCACGCCCGCCCCGGTGAAGACCTGGGCCAGATACCCGGTGCCACAGCGCCCGGTCCCGGTGATGATATACTCAAGGCTCATTCTGCCTCATCCTCGCTGGCAATCTCTGCGACCCTTCCCGGCGGCGGTTCCGGCTCCTGGCCCTTTTTCTTTTGCCTGGGCCTATTCATTTCCAAGACCGCGCATCCGGCATGAAACAAAACAACGCGCCCCGGCAAGTTCGGGTGATCAATCAATTCATGTTCCTGCCCGCAAACGGGACATTTGTACGTCATGATATTGCTACTACCTCCGTTACAACCTGGGTGATCTCCGCATAGTGGACCAGTTCATTCCCGAACAGGCGCGGCTCGAATACGTCCAATGTGGCCGGCGGGATCTCGCCCCAATAGTCCTCCAAGATGGCACCCAACCGGTGCAAGTTGTCGTCGTTATCCAGAGCCTCGATCACATCCTCGACCAGGGCGATGGCCGTCTTCTCGCTCGCGTTGGCATCGTTCCAGCCCATGTACCCCCGGATCTTGAAGGTATAGCGCCTCACAACGATGGTCTTGGCGTTTGACTCCTCATCCGGGTAGCTGCCCTCCAGGTATGTCGATTCCGGCCAGCCGTCACAGCTCACCGTCCAGCCGCGTAGGTAAACCGTGCCGCTGATGGTTGTTTTGTATAGGTTGAGCAGGTCGGAATACAGCACCGCCCAGCGGCGGTAGTCATAGACCTCGCCGACGTTGGTCACGCCGTTGACGATGGCATAAAGCCGCGCCCGTACCTCAGACTCGCTCAACTGGCCAGCTCCTCTATGATGTCCTCAAGTAGTTGGTCCCACATCCGCTCGATGTGTGGCACCGATTGGTCAAAGCCGCGTTGGAACATATGAGCGCCCTTGGTGCCCTTTTTGGCAATGCTCCAGCGGATCAAGTTGACTGTTGCCTCGGTGGTTATCGGTTGGCCTTTTTTGTCCATAAACCTGATCCCCTTGCGCTTGACCCAAAGGTGAATCGGATCAAATGGTGGCGGCCCTCCTGGGCCGCGCCCCTCTTCAACATACCATCCATAAAAGATGCCAGTTGCTACCATTCCATCAAGCTGAACCGGCGTTCCCTCGATTTCTTGATAGATGCTGCCCCGCAAACCAGCCGCGCCCCCAACGCCGACCGGCGTCTCGGCGACGATATTCTGCTCCAGCATGGACAGGCTGGCCAGCATGGTATCAAGGATCGCCTGGCTGATCGGCCCGCCGCCACCCTGCAGGTCGTCCAGGTCGTCGTATAGTTCGTCAAAGCCCTTGATCTCTAGGACCCGTTCAGCCATCTAACTCCGCCCATGAAAAAGCCACGCGCCGCCGCGTGATGGTTCAGTGTCCCAATCGACGAACTCCCCCGCTGGTCGGCTGCCGGTGCCTTCGTCCAGCCCTAGCCCCTGCCGGTACATCTCGCGCAATTCCGTCGCCCGGTTGGCGTACTCGGTGGACTTGGTCGTATGCGCCGCGCTGTCTACGTTCAGAGTAGAATCCCCGATCTGCGCGTACTTGTCCGCCATCGCTTGACAACAGATGGACGCCGCCAGGTAACAGACATTGAAAAACTGCTCTTGCGGGATGTTGGTTTGCAGGATGGCGGCGGTGAAGTTGTTTGTATCAGTCACAACCGTGACCCGGTGTGTGGCGATCTTGGCATCGCTGGCCGCGTACCATATCGTACTATCCAGGTAGACGTAATCATTTACGCTGAATCCATGCGCCGCCTGGTTGACCGAGGCGGTTACACTCGACGCCGTCCACAGCCAGGGCACGGAGAAGGTAATCCGCATCGTCTCGGTGGCTGCCGGCGCGTGATTGGGTAGGTACAGATATTGCACACTGGAGGCCCAATAGTCGTCGCGCCAGTCCTCCGGGTCAAGGTAGGTCGGCGTCTCGTCGCTGGCAATCGTCGCCGCCGGGTATTCCAGGGTGACGATGTGTGAAAAGTCCGATACCCAATTGGACAGGACCGCCGAGGCGCCGGTCAATGGGTAGTACCGGCCCGCGTCGCCGGTCACGTCGCCGGTCTCCTCATCGGGCAGGTCGCGGCTGAATTCCTCGACGGCCGACTTGATCATCCGCTCGCGCCGGAGCTGCGAGAGAATGTCATCGTCGGCGCTGATCAGGCCGTCCACCTGGGCACGCATTACAGAAAGCAAGATCGCC